TACGGTTTAGTTCTGTGGAAGCCCACTCAATTCCTGAGATAGTTCCCACCAACTGCTTATATTGGTTATAGTCTTCTACCTGTCCAGTTGCAAGCAAAATTTTTAGTTTCTCTTGTTGTCCTGAAAAAGCTTCTTTAATCTCCTGAAACATATCCATGATATGCTAATCATACTACCTTTGATCTGGTCATCCTACGCTTTTTTTTAGAAGGTCTTTTCTTAGATTGCTTAGAGGTAGACATGGCAATGGCCACTGCCTGAGACTGTGAGTACCCTTCTCCTTTTAACTTTTTAATATTAGCTGTTATGGCCTTCTTACTTTTACCGGGGGTCAGGGGCATACTAAATAACTTTCGGTGGGTAGGGGTTAGGGTTACTGGCCATTCTTCCACCTGTGGAGCGGCTGGCCACTTGAACTGGGTCATCTCCCATGCTCTTTAGTGCTTGGGCTACATCGTCCATTCTTTCAATAATTCCCGGTCTTCCAAGTTTTTTAGCATTTTTATATTCTTCATTATTTAAAAACTCTTTGGCAGCTTCCTGAAACTTTCCTTTGTTAATAAGTCTTCTGGTCTTTGGACTTGCCTTTGGCGTCAGAGTACCTCTGTAGTAAGACTGGGTCAGTTGCAGTTGTAAGTCTTGAGGGTAGGTGTCAAAGTTGGGATAGGCCTTTTTAATCTCTTTTAGGCGAGTGTCTAGGTCTTCTCTGAGCATTTGATCTGCTTGTTCTACTGTGATTTCAGTATCTTTAGTTATAGGTTTTCCTTTAAGGTCTCTGGTTCTTCCGTACCCAATGGTATAAGGATCACCCTTTACAGGCTTTCTTGCCTTCAGTATAGGCTCTCCTTCGTAGTACTTAATTGTATGAATAAGAGCATCGTCAAAAGAAGGTTCAGAAGCTGGTCCACCGTCTGGCTCTGGTTCTGGATGAGGAGAAACCCTAACCCCTGTTCTAGTAACAGGCTCTTCAATGGCAGGGGGAGCGCCAGTAGAAGGAGAAAAAAGATTACCTAGGTAACTTTTAATTGAGTCCATATCAATCATAGAGCTTTCCTCGTTTGGTTCTTGTACTTGTGGAGTGGCTATTAGTCCTGCAGGAGCAGGGGTAGGGATAGAAGTAGGAAGAGACATAGCAGGTCTCTTAAATCTACTACGCAGAATACCACCGGGGTCTTGTTCTTCCTCTACCTGTTGAACAAACTCTTGTTGTTTCTTTGTCAGGGGGCGTCTTTCTAAGTAACTTGGCAGGTTACCTATCAATTGTCTCTGAGTTATCGGTGAATCTACCATACTTCTACCCTTTCTGTGCCATGGCCAGCAGAGACTTCATGGCAGTGTCCGCTGCCTTGATCTCACTGTTGTCTTCTGCCTTGTCACGCTCCAGTTCTAGCTTGGCAGCACTTTCCAGAGCCTTCAGGTTGTCCCTGCGTTCCTCTGTTTCCATCTTGCCCACGTTTAGAACCAGATCGTTCATGTTTTCTTTCTCTCTAAGGTTCATGTCACGCTGTTTCAGAGCAATTTCTGCAGAATCCTTCAGGGTTTCGGCCTGTGCCTTCTCTCTGTCAAACTCCAGACGCTCTTTCTCCAGTAGGAGCATCTGTTGCTCTGGACTTTGGGCCACGCCCATGGCAGCGTTGGCGTTTGCCACCTCTTCTGCGGCCTGTGCCATGACCATCTCGGTGGTTTTGGGGTCACTGGCCACTCCAGAGGCTTCTACCATGCCCAGAACCTGCTCTTGGTACTTCATAATCATGTGATCTCGGATATTTGCGTTGATTATGGGTACAATCTGCTTCATCATGGGGTTTGCCCCGGTGGCAGGGTCCTTCAGGAAGGAAGTTTTAAACTGAATGTGCGCTTCGTGGTTCTGCCCCGGGAAAGCAGCTATGGGGAGGCCCTTGGTGGCGGCTATGATGTCTGCCAGAGGGTCTCTTGGCTCTGGTTTTTGGTCCGGTGGGAGGATTTCGTCTAGGTTTGGGAAGTTTGCAGCGGTTAGGACCTCTCTGTAGAGGGCTGGCATGTTAAAAGTACCGGGAGGAGTCTGGCTGGCAAGCTGAATTGCCAGTTGTCCCAGTGCCATACGGTGTGCAGAGGAGGGAATGTTGGGGTCAGAGACAGGAATAATGTCAATTCTCCCGTCAAAGTCCTGTTTGAACACCTCTTGGTCTCCTCCCACCACCTCGTAGGGGTAGGCAGGGGGTAGATAGTCATAGTTTATCTGGGCCAAGACTGCAAATTCGTCCTTCTGTGCCTTGTGAAGGCGCTTGTGAATGGCAGAGAAGAACTTTGAAGAGGCTTCCAGTAGGGCCATGGTGGTTCCCACGGGTCCAGAGTTCTTGGAATCTGCAATCACCTGCTCTGTGGAGTCTGCAAACTTCTGTCCTGCGCCTATGACAAACTGCATCATGCCCATCAGGGTCTGCGAAGGCTCTTTATAGGGGAGAGTTACAATGGCCTTGTTCAGGTCAATGCCCGTGCTCTCCACTTCCTTGAACTCACCGGGGGCAATTGGTTCATTGTCTCCCACCAGTCTGACGCCTCTGGCCTTGAAACCACCGGGGAGGTTGGCAAACTGTCCTGCGTCTATCAGAGAGCGCATGGCAGTGGTGGCTGTCATGGTCAGGTTACCTAGGAAGTGAATAAGACCAAGACCATAAAAACCAAACCCCGGTACATACTTGTAGTGGATAAAGTGAAGTTTCTTTTCTTTCTTGGGGTCACCTTCTTTGTAGTTTCTTCTGATGCAGAGGACCTTCTTGCTCTTCTCCTCTATGGTTACAATGTAAGGGTGAGCTATACCGTCTGGGTCAGAATAGGGTTCTGGAAGGTCTAGGTAGCAGTGCTGCTCTAGGAGAACGTACTGGGGGTCTTCTAGGTCCATGCCAGAGGAGGTGATGCCCATGATCTCGTCCATCTTCTGGGACATCTCTGGTAGATCAGGAGCAGAAGGCTTGGAGAGTTCAACGTCACGGTACATGCCAGAGACAACGTCTTTCCTGAAATCATTCTCTGAGCGGAAGATAAGGTGAGTGTACCTGCTGGCTGTTCTGAGGTCCTTGGCATTGTAGGAGACATAGAAGTGGTCCACGGGAACTAGCTCTGACACTGGTCTTTCCAGTAGCTGGTCGTAGTAGATTTTCTTAAAGGCAGACCCCATCACAGGGAGGTGAAAGAGTAGTCTCTCCTGTTCTTCAAAGTATTCTGGCATCTGCTCTGTCAGCTGGTAGTTCATAAAGTTCTTGACACGTTGAGCTTGCTTCTCGCGCTCAATGGTGGAGGAGCCTATGATCTGGGACTTTACAGGTCCACCAGCGGGGAAGAGTTCCTGAGATGCTTTGCTCTGGAACTTGACCACTGACTCTATCAGGAGCGGGTGAACAGCTGTACAGGCACCGTCAAAGGGTTCTGTGGTTTCTTCTAGCTTGAGACCAAGGAGATCAAAGCCACGCTCAAAGATTTGTTCCCATTCTTCTCTGGACTCCTTGTCACTTTCGTAGGAGTCTAGGACCGTGTTCCCTATGTCATCTAGATCATCTTCCTCTAGGTACTCTGCTAGGTTTTCAAAGTGAGACCCCATGGGACCAGAGATCATCATCTCTTCTATCTCTCCGAACTCTACCTCTACGCCCCCGTCTTCTGTGGGCATAAAGTTGACGATGTTCTCCTCTAGCATCTCTGCCTCTATGGAGGGAGTATCTCCTCTTACGTCAAAGTTAGAGGTGGGCATTTCTTGCTGGAGTTCTGGCTCCATCATCAAGAGCGGGTTACGTTCAACTGCCATGGTCTAGACCTTTTTCCTTCCGGGTTTCTTCTTTGATACTATCTTCTTTCCCTTCCCTATGGTAGAGGTTTTTATTCTTTTCTTACCACCTCTGAGTTCTCTGGGAATGCTTGCTCTGGATATTGTCATCAGTATACCCTATATTGCCTTGGGCGCATAATTATTGTAAGGGTCCCGTTCTATGACAGAACCTCCTCTTTTTCTTTGTACCTCTATTACTTCCTCTTCCTCTTCCTCAGTGCCTAGGATAGCTCTAGCTGCTCTGGTGGGTGCTCCTATTCCAAAGTCTTTTACTAGTCTTGAATAGTCTTTATGACTTGGCTTCAGGTTAGCCACTGTCAGTGCTCTGAGATACTGCTCTCTTGAGCCAAACCCTTCAGGAACCTTTTCAGCTATATCTACATTTAGGTCTTTTAGAATACTTTCATATTTTTTGGTGGCTTTGTCAACAGCTTTTGTTTTACTAGTGCTTAACTTATTTTTAGCAGCTTTTTGTGTAGCACTAGTTGCACCTGTTTTATTCTTTACAAGTTCATATACCAAAGGTGTAGATACATTCATATAACGATCTCCACCGGGAAGTTTTAGATTAAACAGATCATGCTCATCATTTACAATGCTAACTACTTTCCCCTTTTTATCAATTGAAGTTACAACACCTACACCGCCCATTTCATAAGCATCAGTTTTAGCTGATCCTTTGATAATAGCTGCTCTTCCTTTAAGAACCTCTTCAGGGTTTAGAACTCTAACTCCTGCTTCTTGTAGTTTATCTAGAAATTTTTTATCTGAGGTAAAAGTTTTACCGGAGAACACAGAATTTTTAATACCTGTTAAATTAAGATCAGTTACTCCTTTTTCTGCTGTGGTACTTCTGTAGGCCATACCTTTCATACCGGGGTCTATGTTTCCTGCTGAACCAGTATTTGCTCTTCTGATGTTCATTTGATAGGGTTTGGTAGGGTCCATACGCTGCATTTTTTTAACTTGGTCAAACATAGCCACCATGTCCTTTTTATCTACATCTGCTACGTCTCCCACTTCCTTAATATAATCATCTACATTAAATTGTTTAAAAGTTCTAACGTGGTCTACTTTATCTATATTATCTAAAATACTTTTTAGTCCAGTGGCTCTTTCTTCTGTGGGTCCAAAGTATTGATTGGTAAAAGACCTTGATTGATTTAATTGACCCATGGCTTGTTTAGTTGCTTGAGAAGCTGTCCTTCTTAGTTTAGAAGCTTCTTTTTCAAGTCTTTTAATTTCAGCTAAATCTTCATTAGATGGGTACTTACCATCTTCAAATTGACGAAGTTCTTTTTGACGTGCTTCTAGGGCATCAATTTTAGGAGTAACCTCCTCGGATACCTTAATTGCTTTATCAGCTGCCCTCTGATCTGCCACAGAAATATTAAACTCATCTTGTAACGCCCTACTTGAAGGATCATAACGTGCCTTTCCTATGTTGATTATATCTTGTGGTATTGTCTTTGCAACAGTTGCTGCTTGTGCTGCAGGATTAGTAGCTGCATAAAAACCCGGTATTTCATTTTGAACATTGGCCATAACTTTTTGTGCAGTTCTGGTGACTCCCCCTGAAGGAACAAAAGGTATAAGACCCGCTGCCATCAGACCAGCGTTGACTAGACTAGGGTCTTCAATAAGAGCAGCTGTGTCTGCTACTCCTCCTACTACATCTCCTAGTAAGGGAACAGGAGCAGTGTAAAGAGCAGCTTTATCAAGAGGAGACATATTGTCGTGTACTTCTTGTATGGTCCTTCCTATGTCTTTAGCAATAACAGGGGCTAAAGATGTTTCACCTTCTCTTCTGATGCGTTCAGCAAGAAGTTCCTGCTTCTCTACCAAGCTTAAAGATTCTTCTTGATTTGGGAGTGAAGCTAGTCCACCTTTCTCGGCCACTTTATTCTCCTAGTTCCAGTTCCAGTAGGTTCTCTTCTTGGGTTTATTTTCGTCTTCCTCGTAGGAGGGATCATCAGGGTGCGTAAGGTGCCAAGATTCCTTCAGGTAGTGTATGGCCATTGCCATGGCGTCTACTTGGTCATCGTGTCTGGCATAGGGAAACTGTATGGCCTCTGCAAATAGGTCCTCGGCCCAGTCCTTCCCTCGGGGGAGCCAGACTCTTTCAGATTCTAGTATAGGCGTAATTGCGTGTACCCTTGCTACTTTATCACGGTCTGGGAGGTAATCCAACACAGGGAGACCTGCCCTACGCATATCTTGTATCAGGCTCTGCCCAGAGGCTTTCTTTTCTATGATACAAATGTCAGGTTGGTAGGAGTCGTAGAGGTCTTGCGCTGTTCTTCTTAGCTCTGGGTATTCCAGTCTTTCTCTGACGTTGCCCAGTAGGATTATGTTAGGGGCCATGTACTCTCTCCCGGCTAGATCAGTGGTGAGGTACTCAAAGATGCCCCATGTCTGGATCACAGAGTAGTCAGCGGTGCTCCGGGTGGAGAAGGCAGTGTCATAGGTTTGAATGATAAGGTCACACTCTGGTGGGTCTTCCAGTTCCCAGTTCTGGAACCAGTGGGCCTTGATGGCAGACCCCTCGTCAGGTGTGGGGTTCTGCATATACAGGGCTTGCCAGTACTTGCCCCCGTTGTTGGCCCTGATCTCTGCCTCGTCTAGTCGGAGGAGTTCGTCAGGTTTCCACTCCGGGAAGTAGGAGGAACCCTCTGGCAGGTTTAGCAGGTCTGCTGAGTCCTCGTCTAGCCACGCTGGGATAGAGATAACATCCCACGGGATTGTGTCCTCTGTCTCATTGTTGAGGAGCCAGCCACAGAGATCATCTTCGTGGTACCGGGTGTTGATGATGATGACAGAGCCGTTGGGCATCAGTCTGGTTCTGAGACCAGAGGGGTACCATTCCTTGATGTACCTTCTGCCTGCCTCTGAGAAGGCGTCTTCCTCTGACATGGCATCGTCTATCAGTGCAATGTGTGCTCCGCGCCCTGCTATCTGTGAACGTACTCCCGCTGCGTAGTAGATACCGTTCTGCTTGGTCTTCCACTTACCAGCTGCTCTTACGTCTTCTCTGAGCGTGGCAGTGGGGAATATCTCTTGGTACAGGGGCATCTTCAGGATATCTCTGACAGTTCTGCCGAAGTCTGAGGCCAGCTGGTCAGAGTGAGAGATGCTCATTATTTCGTGAGAGGGAAAGTTTCCTATGTACCAAGAGGGGAACAGTTGAGAACAGATCAAGCTCTTGGAGGAGCGCGGGGGGAGAAACACCATGAGCCTCTGTGGGTCAGGAGAGGTGACCACCCGCTGTAGCTTCTGACAGATTACTTCTATGTGTTTTCCTATTTTAAAATCAGGGACCAGAGAAGGAGCAATGAACTTGGTGAAAGAGAAGAAGTCTAGCTTTGCAGCTTCTATGGCCTGTAGGTAGAGAGTCTCTCTGAGTTTTAACAAGTGTTCTTGCGGTGGAAGAACTTCTTGAGAAGTGCTCACTCCTTCCCTCCCTTGATCACAGAGTACCCTGAGATGTTGGCCAGCCTCTGTATGTCACCGTCTACGTCCGGGGTAAAGGTCTCGTCTGTTCCTTGGAAGGTGGTGGTGGTGTTCTGCTTGATTTCTTTCTTGTCAATGAACATGCCAAGGTGCTTGCCCATGTTCTCCAGAGAACGGTTGGCATTGGTATAGTCCTCTGCCTCTGTGGCCCTCATATAGGTCTGGTACATTTTGTCTAGCACCTTCTGTGCGTTCCAAGATACCTTCTCTACAACGTCCTCTCTGAGGATTTCTATGTAGGCTCTGAGCTTGGGATTGGCAAGGTACTGTTGTGCTCTGCGCCCTGTTCTGGTACGGTCCAGTCTCCCGTCCTTGGTCTTCACAGGGG